TGTAGTTAATTCAGACGTTCCTATAACAATTACAAAAACATTTAAAAGTGCACCAACTAATAACATATACTTCCAAAAGGCGGCTTATGAAAGTGCTGAAGTTGTTGAAGGAACTACTGTAAGTGATAGCAGGTTCCCAGCGGGAACACAGGTTTCTACAGTTCAATTAAAAAGTTACGGTGGAACAGAATATTATGATGTGGTATTTAACCAACCATCAGATGGAACTACAATTACAGCAGGTACCACTACTATTGAGTTTCAATTTGTACAACCTCCATATGCACAGCCAGGTGAAACGATCTTCTCATTCATTGCACAACCAGGAGAAAGATCAACATTGGATTTATCATTTATTAAAGAATTAACTAATACTACACTTGGTGGTAGAGGTACTTTCCCAAATGGTCCAGACGTGTTAGCAATTAACGTGTTTAAAACTGCTGGAGCGGCTATAAACAGTAATATTGTATTGAGATGGTCTGAAGCACAAGCCTAAGGCATTGTGGGTGGCGGAGCATTTTTCTTAATTACGTCTTTTTGACTATCACCAGGTATAATACGATAGTTGTCTTCTACCGAATCAGCAGTACTCACTTCACTAATACTACTATTGGCTTCGAGGCAGGTTAATTGGTGTGGTTGTAATGGAGGATTGTGCCAAGTATCTCCAGGAGTTAGTTCTTTACTGTAAAGCATGGCATCTTTAGTGTCAATCCATTTAACTTCAAACCGGCCTGAATTAACAAACCATGTTTCGTCCTTCTCTTTATGGAAATGCATGGAGAATTTTGCTCCTGCCTTTTCAAATACCATAAGTTTACCACAATACTTGTCATTGGTGGCCCATATTAATTCATATCCCCAACCTTTTTCTACTTTACCTTCAAGTCTACTCATTTTTTACTCCATACTTCTTTGAATTTCTTGTAAGCACCTTTAAACTTACTTTGAAATATTAAATTACTTACAAAACTTGCACGATACTTCTCTTCATCTTCGTCTTGTACGGTAGTTTCAAGGTTTGCAATCTTTATTGGTATGTACATTGCTAATGGTGTACCTTTTTCCAGTAAAAATTCACCTTCTTTTTTGATCAACAGTTGCTGGTTAATCTGATGACTCCATTCAGTGTGTGTCACACCAGGCATACATGTAAAATTTTCATTAAAATCATAAAACATTGGTAGTTGCATCATTGCCCAACCAGGACTGGTACGTACTCGCCAAGGACAATCAGTTTTTGCAACACATACAAAGTCATCTTTGGCATTTTGTGGTGCATGTTCTAAAAATTGCTTATCAGTGTGCAGGCTCATAGTAAAGTTTTCATTACTCGAGTGCCATGCAAAGTTTTTACTGTCTGCTTTAATATGAAAGTCGCACCACATAGGTACAACATATGCATTTTTGTATAAATCTATAAATCCAGGACAGTTCTTAATAGTACCTTTGTCTGCAAAGTCCTCAGAGTCCTCAGTCAAGTACTTAGGTGCATGTTTGAACCATTCAGGCATGAACTTTGTTGCATCTTTGATTGGTTCAACTTTGGTAAGTCCAGGAACAACGCTCCACCATTCAACTTTACAATCAGTTTGATTGGCCATTTACCCATTCTCCTACACTAAAGCATCTATGTTCAATAGTATCTTTTAATTTGTTATTATTAGCACACGTATACTTTTGATATTGTGCTTTAATATTTTCCGGCATTGGAATTTCTTCAATTTCTGCACCATACTTGTTTGCAATAACTTGTGCAACTTGTAAAAATGAAGTAGCAACACCACTACCAATATTCCAAATACCACTTTGATCAACATCAAGCATTTTTTCATGTATCATTGCAACATCTTCAACACTGATAAAATCACGTTTAAACTTATCACTACCTTCAAACACTTTTATAACACCTGTGTCTTTGGCTTGTTTAGTAAACTTACTAACAGGACTCATCATATCACCTTTGTGTTCTTCGCCGTGACCATAAACATTGAAATATCTAAAGCCTTGTATGTTGACTCTAAAATCATCTAAGTGTTGTGTTATAAATCTATCAATAAGATACTTTGTCCAAGCATATGGACTACGAGGATCTAATTCTAAGTCTTCTCTAAAGTGTGTTTGATATCCATCTCCATATACACTTGCCGAACTTGCATATTGTAAAGAAGTACCCATCATATCACAAATTTCAATTAACTTCATAGTGTATTCATAGTTGTGTTGCATAATCTTTTCAACATCACGTTCAGTTGTACTTGAAATTGCACCTAAATGTATAACCCTATCATACCGTTGAACATCTGGGTACTTGTGTAGTTCCCACGGGAAGCCTTCTACATCATGTCCTTTTGCTTTTAGGTATGATGCTACATTTGAACCAATAAATCCTTGATAACCTGTAATTAAAATTTTCATATTTTCATCTTCTTTATAATGCTTGTTGTTGACTGGTCTTTTACTGTTGGAAAAATTTCTACTTCCGCAAGTTCATGACCTACAACTGTTTCAACAGTATAATCTCCACCTTTAACTATTAAGTCTGGTTGAAATCTTTTAATAGAATTAATAGGTGTATCTTCATCAAAAATAACAACTTGATCAACCCAAGGTAAAATTCCAAGATTTATTTTACGTTGTAGTTGATTATTAATAGGTCTGTCTTCTCCTTTAAGTCTTTTAGTACTTGCATCACTATTAATACCTACAATTAATTCTCTACCTTTTGACTTTGCATGTTTTAGTAGTCTAAAATGACCTTCATGTAATATATCAAACACACCATTAGTCCATACTACTTGTCTTTTCAAATCTTCAGGTTGTATTGCGTATACACCTCTATGTTCTACTGATCTTGCACCAGCGTAACATGCTAATTTACAAGAAGCAAACACATCAAGTCCATTATCAATACCATATGCAATAACAGCAAGAACAGTATCACCTGCACCTGTTACATCTGCAACTTCTCTTACTGGTTCTTGATAGTGTTGATACTGTAATTCGTCACTTAAAACATGTACTCCGTTTGCACCATCAGTTACTACAAGATATTTCCATCCATAATCTTTCAACTTTACAAGTGCAGTTTCTTTTTTAAACTTTCCAAACCATGCTTTGTATTCTTTCATGTTTGGTTTAACAAGATAAGCACCTTTATAAACTTCTGGTCCTTGTTTAGGATCAACTAAAACTTTACAGTCTTTGTTTATTAGTTGTTCTACTAAATTTACACTAATAGTACCTTTATTATAATCACTTAAACAAACTATATCACCTTGCTTAACTTCTTGCAACAACGACTGTTGTGCATTACCTTTATATTTCTTTTCTCTATCCCAACGCATGATGTGCTGTCCGCGTTGACCTACTAATCTTGTCTTAGTAGTTGTCATTTCTGCATCTGTTTTTATACGTGAATCAATATTGTTTTTATGTTCTAATATTTTTAAAACATCAAACCCTTCATCGTCCATGCCAACTGCTCCAAACAAAGTAACATTGTCAATAATATTACTAAGGTTAAGTGCAAGATTAGCCGCGCCACCTATACTGTTTTTCTTTTCAATTTCTTTTAATACTGGTACAGGTGCTTCAGGACTAATTCTATTGGCTTTCCCAATAATCCAACTGTCCAGCATTATGTCGCCGTAAACTTTTATCATGTTAACTCTCTAAGATATCGATCAATTCAAACACTGTTTGTAACTTTGTGATATTAGTTTTGTTTTGTAGTGTGTTCCTTAACCCTTGATGTAAAGGTTTTGGATACTTACTAAAACTTGCCCATGCATAGCCGTCATGTTCGTTATTCAATGTTGGTAAGAATTCATCCTTAACAACTATAAGATATGTATGGAAGTTAAACTTTTCGTCAGTACTGACAAAAGTTTCTAAGGGGATAGTTTTAACAGAGTTTGGTGTATTACCAATTTCTTCTTGAATTTCTCTATGTAACGCATCAATAGGTGATTCGTCAACAGCACCTCGGCCGCCCACAAGTCCCCAAACATTGTTTTGTTTGCTTTGAGTTCTATGTAAGAATAAAAAACGTTTAGTTTTTAGTGCATAAAATAATGCACCACTGCAATTGATTTTGTCGCTCATACAAGTAATTATTTAAAATTGTATGCGCCACGCTCCATTCCGGTATTCGCCTTCAATGGATTTGACCCATTCTGAGCCTGTCCATTTGTATTGGATGCCTGTATTTAGATTGGTTGTAAATTTGATATCTGTTTGGGTACTTGAATCAAATAGTATTGACCATGCTGTACCAGTCCATTCAATAATATCATTTTCACCTGCAACGAAGTCGGTATTATCAGCATTTTTCCAAGCATCAGCACCATCGGTGTTTATTGCATTACCTATAGAACCTAATAATAATACCCTAACACCATTAACTGATTTAATAGTAGTTGGATTAAAGTTAAGTGGATCAATAATATAATCTATTTTATTTCTATCACCTGTTGATCCCGTAAGAACCATATCACTTGGAATAGTATCTTCGTCCCAATTAATATTTAATGTTGATTCATCATTTGGGTTAACTGCTACAGTTCCATTAACGCTTTGATTAATGTCTGCTCTTGTTAACTGTATTTGACTTAGTCCTGATCTAAATGAACCTGGCAATGCTTCAAAGAATCCATTCCAGTTAGTATTGCCAACAATACCTTTGTGTATAAGTTGTGCAGTATTGCCTAATACAAGTACATCATAATCGTTGTATGCTGTAACGGCAAGTCCTGCACTATCTTTACGTATGATAGTTCCGTCTTTATCTTGTTGGAATACACCTTCAGCAAATTCATCATTGTATGATTTTAATTCAGGCATTGTAGCACCAAGGTCAACATTGCCTGTATCTTCGTTAAAGATACTCATTATAATATTTGTTATAACACCAAGTTTTTTAACTTTAACTGGAGGTGAAATATATATAGGTGCACTAAACGTTAGTGAACCAACATCAATCTCGCTTTCAGTACCTGTAGGCATTGACCTACTACTAAAGTTTACAGCATCTAACTCGACTACACTTAAACTTGTCCAGTCAATATAGTTGTCAGTAGTTTGTATTTCTAAACTTGGGTTGAACAGCATTAATATCTGTTCCATAATTTGTAATTTTTGTTCTGTATTAGTTGACCATATGTCAGCGTTAACAGTTAACTTGTAAGGCGTAGGCATTAAGCGTTCTACAGTTACATTTTTACCTTGTGTGTTTAAGTACTCGTTGCTTACACTGTCGTAATCTCTTTCACGCAAGTGTACTTTACCAACAAATGAAGAATCTGCAAGTCTATCTCTATCTAATTCTAATCCTGTAATGTAAACACCAATACGTGGCGCACTTGGAATTTTGTTTTCACTATTATCTCTAAGAATATGTCCAACTTGACGAGTAATATCTCCGTACATCACAGGTACTTGTGTTAACTCGCCCTTACCGTCTTTGTAAGAGAAGTTACTCATTAGTCTAACCATTTGAGTAATGTATCTTCTTATTTGTCCATCATAAAAATGTTGCATTAGTTATCCGCCTTTGGTTTAAGTGCGTTAGCAAGACTTTGACGTTCAGTAATAGTTTCACCAGCAATAGTTCCTGAGTTTGTATTATTAATAAATCCAGTTTTGTGTGTATTTTTTGTATTTGTATTTGATAAATCCATACGCACTTTGTCTTCCATCTTAACCCAACGTTGTCCATCAAATCTAAATAATCTGTTTGGCATAAGATCAGTTCTTAAGAAGTAATCGCCTTTAGTTGTTGCAGTCGGAAACCCAGTGCCATGTCCAAACGCTTCTCCGTTTGGAGGAATACCGTCACCTAATAAGTAACCTTGATAACCTTCTCTGTCTGGTGTTTGATTAACTCTATCTGCAAACTCTCCAGCAGTACTTGCATCTAATGTACTAATATCAGTAGTAACAAGTTCTGGTTTTCCTTCTGCATCTGTTTGAAGTGTGTATAAGTTAGTTGTATCATAACCTGATTGTGGTGAATCTGCTTCTGCTTGATTTAGAATAGCATTATTAATTTGCATTTCTTTATCATATGTAGAAAGCACATCACGTAGTGTTTGTGACGATCCTTCTTCTGTTGGTAAATCAAGTATATCTTTAAATTCTTGTGAGTCAACAATTTGTTTCATTTTTACACGATACAAATGTGGGTACCATGTCTGTGAAAATCCTTCTGCCGCTCTGTTAACATCTTCAACTACATAGAAACGCTTTAATGCTACTTGATAATCATTAAGAGCATGTTCGTCTTTTAAGTGTGGTAATTCAAGTACATCACCTGGCATAATTTTTCTTCCAAGTGTTTTTACACTATAATTAATTGGTATAGTCATAAACAGTGTATCGTTAGTTAAGAATAATCCAAACTGACTCATGTCAAAATCAACATCTTGGGTGTTGTATATTCCTCGTATAACGTAGATATCTGGATCATACTTTCTATCACGGTTTTCCATGAATAGCATGTCCTGTATATTCGTTTCCTTTACAGCGTCATAGCGAGGCTGTGACGGAGTAGCATCCACTTCGTCTGGATTCTTAGGACCTAAGTACTTGTGTACAAAAACATCGGTTCCACCAACTGAAAACATCTCTGTTATAGTCTTATCAAGGAAATCGTAGTCTTTGCCCTTCTCGGGTTTGTATAAACTTATTCTCGGCATTGTACTTGTATTTATCGAACGCATAAATACTAATGGAGACGAAAGATTATGGCAAATATAACAACAGCAAAACAAGAAGTATTTGATTATGTAAGAGCAATGCTCGGCGGAGGCATGATTGATGTTGAACTTGATCCAGAACATTACGAAATAGGCATTAGATCAGCCTTTGACAAATTCCGTCAAAGAAGTGATAATTCTGTTGAAGAGTCATATATGTTTCTTGATCTTGTACTTGATCAGAACGAATACATACTACCAGACGAAGTAATGGAAGTTAGACAACTGTATAGACGTTCAATTGGTTCACGCACAGGAGGCGGTGATGGCGGTACATTATTTGAACCGTTCAACATGGCATACACAAATACATATTTGTTATCAAGTTCAAACATGGGTGGTTTAGCAACATACAATTTATTTGCAGGTTACCAAGAACTTGTAGGACGTATGTTTGGTTCATTTATTGAATTTACTTGGAATACAGCAAATAAGAAATTGACTGTATTACAAAGACCAAGAACAGGCGAGAATGTGCTAATTCAAGCATACAATTATAGACCAGATTTCCAAATACTCACAGACTATCTTGCAAAGCAGTGGATTAAAGATTATACACTTGCTAAATGTAAATTTATGCTTGGAGAAGCACGTAGTAAATTTGCTACTATTGCAGGACCACAGGGCGGATCAACATTAAATGGTGATGCACTTAAAGCAGAAGCACAAACTGAAATGGACAAACTTGAAGAAGACCTAAAATTACAGGTTGCAGGTGGTGTTGGTTACGGTTTCAGTATTGGTTAAAAAGTACTTGACAAAAGCATAAATTTATACTATACTATAACTTAAAATAAACTTATAGGAGTATTACTTGTGCTAATAGGCATTTGCGGTTTAATTGGATCTGGTAAAGATACAGTCGCTCAAAATTTAATAGATAATCACAACTTTGTAAAGATATCATTTGCTGATAAACTAAAAGACGCAGTTAGTGCTATGTTCAATTGGGATAGAACACTACTTGATGGCAAAACTGATGAGTCGAGAGAGTGGCGTGAGCAAATAGATCAATATTGGACTCAAGAAACAGGTAGAGAAATTACACCAAGACTTGTACTACAAGAATTTGGTACAGAATGTATGCGTAATGGATTTTACGATGGCATTTGGGTAAGTCTTACTAAAAAGCACATTATAGACAATCCTAACACAAACTTTGTAATACCAGATGTACGGTTTCCTAATGAAGCAAAAATGTTATACGAAATAAACGGAGAAGTTTGGCGTGTAAAACGTGGACAAGATCCTATCTGGTTTAGAATATATCAAGATGTTGGTGTTGAGCCTAAAGATGTACATGCATCTGAGTGGGCTTGGGCACATACAAAGTTTTCACAGACTATTGATAATAATGGTACGTTATTAGATCTTAAAAATCAGGTTCAAGATCGCCTTGTTTCCAACGTGACCCCTCTCTCTGCATAGCAATCTGACAATTAGAACAGATAGTTTTCATATTACTGGGCCTGTTATTGTTTAGATCACCGTCAAGATAAAACACCCGCATTTGCTCTCTATACATGGCTTTGAAGTTACATTTTTCACAATGCGTTTTCTGTCTATAACCAGCAAGATACCATTTTGGTTCGCCCAGTTCTTTACCCTTGTTGCGAATACATATATCGCACTTGGTTCTATAAAAAGTCTTGTTGGCTTTCTTATAATTAACAGCAACAGGTCTTTTACCGCACTTGCATAAAGGTCTCATACTTGTATTTACCTACCCTTTTCATGCCCTTTTTCAATAGGTGTTTTGGATACTTTTATTGCAACGTTGCTAAATACATATAATAAGTTCAACAGGAGAAAAACAAATGGCAAACTTAGTATCACCAGGAGTACAGGTCAGCGTTATAGATGAAAGTTTCTATACCCCTGCTGAACCAGGAACTACCCCAATGATTTTTGTTGCAACGGCGCAAGATAAAGCGAACGCCAGTGCAACAGGTACAGCAAGAGGAACAACGAAAGCGAATGCTGGAGTTCCGTTTTTGCTTACTTCACAAAGAGATTTATCCGAAACTTTTGGAGATCCCTTATTTTATACAGATAACAACAATAACCCAATTCATGGATCAGAGATTAATGAATATGGTCTACAAGCGGCTTACTCATACTTAGGAGTTTCCAACAGAGCATTTGTTGTAAGAGCAGACATTGACTTGAACGAACTTCAAGCAACTGCTACTGCACCAGCGGCTGATCCGGCTGATGGAACTTACTGGTTTGATACGCAAATTAGTAGAATGGGAATTTTTGAGTGGAACGGCAACGCCGCTACTACTACAGGTGGACAAACGTTCACAATGAAAACCCCTACAGTTATTACAGATGTAACTAAATTAGTTGATCCATTAGATGCAACCAGTAATCCTTTAGCATCAGTTGGTGCAATTGGTGACTACGTAACAGTAGCAACAACTACAATTAACAAAACGTACTACAAAAACACAACTGGTACTTGGGTTAAAGTTGGAACTGACGCATGGCAAGCAAGTTGGCCTACAGCAGTTGCAAGTAACTCCAATCCAACTATATCAGGAACTGCAAATTTAACTATTAACGGTAGCAGTCCAATTGCACCAACAGCATCAGGTACAACATTAAACGATGTTGTTACAGCAATTAATGCGGCAGGTGTTACAGGCGTAACAGCAAGTGCAGTAAGCGGCAGATTGAACATTTTCTCAACTGGTGTTGCTGTGGTAATTGCAGAAGGTACAGGTTTAGCGGCTGAAGTTGGTTTAACGGCGGCAACTTACAATGCACCACAATTACAAATTAGTGCTCACACAAGTGTTCCAGAATTTAAAACAGCAGACACAACACCAAGACCAAGCGGAAGTATTTGGTTTAAAACTACTGACGCAAACTTAG